CTTACGCGCCAGCCAGATCAGACCGGCGAACGCCAGAATGCCGAGCGGCACCAAGAGCGCATAGAAAGGACTCATGCGGCGCTCACCGCGAACAGATCGCCCGCGCCGCTTTCGCGTTCCGCCTGCTGCAAGTTCAGCACGGCCTGGCGGAAATACGCGGGCTTCAGTTCGGTCCCGATGAACCGGCGCCCCATCTTGATCGACTGCCAGCCCTCGGAGCCGATGCCCATGAAGGGCGAATAAACCGTATCGCCGGGGTTGGTATAAAGCTCAACGCACCGCTCGATCACGTCGAGTTGCAGCGGGCAAAGGTGGCGCTCGTCCTTGTCTTCGCGCGCGACCTTCACATTCAGCACGTTGGTCTGATTGATCGTCATCCAGACGGGCGATGCGAGTTCCTGCCACCGCTCGACCGGGTAGCGGTTCGGATCGTGGATCACCGGGTCCGGCGTCTTGCTGGTCGGCCCTTCCACCGGCTTGCGGAAGATCATCAGATAGTCGGGCATCCCCACGCGCGTCCGCGTCGCGTCGAGGCGAAACGACTTATAGAGAAGCCCGTGCGCCTTCGTGCGGGTCATCTCGACTACGGGGCATTTCCAGATGCAGACGCGGGAGTGATAGACCCACCCTTCGGCTTCATGGGCTTCGCGGATCACGGCCGGTAGATCGAACAGGCCGATCACGCCATCCTTGCTCGCCGTCGTCGGGAGGTCACTGCAATGAACAGCGCAGATGCGCCCCGGCTTCACCACCCGCAACAGGTCGCGGGCCAGATGCCGATAGGTCGCACCGAACGTCTCGTAATCCTGGACGTTGCCCATGTCGCGTTCGCTGCTGGAATAGACAAACAGGTGCGCGAAGGGCGGGGAGTAGATCGCCAGATCCACCACATCGGCAGGCATCGCCGCAGTGAACTCCACCGTATCGACGTTGTAGGCCGCGAAGCGTTCCGAGATATGCTGGTCAATGACGTTCATGCGGCGATCCACGCGGGAAGCGCGGCCTTCTTTTGCGGGGTGTAGTCTTCGATCTCCGAGACGCGATGCGCGGCGCGCTTCATCGCCAGCGTCATCTGCGCTTTCATGGCGTCATGGTCGCCGGACTTGCGGCTCACCACGTCCCAAATCGCGGCCTCGGTATCAGCCATCGCGACATGGACATTCACGGGCCGCGTCTGCCCGAAACGCCAGCAGCGGCGCACCGCCTGATAGAAACTCTCATATGAGAAGCTGAGGCCGACAAACGCCATGCGGGCGCAGTGCTGCCAGTTGAGGCCGAACCCGGCCACGGACGGCTTTGTGATGATGATTTGCGCCTGCCCGGTCGAAAACGCCGTGATGCGTTCCTCTTTCACCGCCGCAGTCATCGACCCGCGCACTTCGACCGCATGGGGAATGCGATCGGTCAGGGCATCGGCTTCATAATCGGTATCGCACCAGATGACCCACGCCTCGCCGGGTTCGCGGGCGACGATCTCTGCGATCTTGTCGGCGCGGGCCTCAATCGTCATCCGCTTCTCGCGGTGAATGCTGGTCGCGCTCGTTTCAGGGATGCGGAACAGTTTGGCCTGCCCGTCCTTTTCCTCACCCGCCATCGTCGTCCGGTCGGCCTCGACAACGTGCTTTGTCAGCGTCATTTCCGGGAGGACGAAGCCGTCATCCGAAAACCCTAGATCGGACGGCCGGGACACACACCGCGCCCACGACGCCACCCAATTCCAGAAGTCCTCGACGGCGTGGCCCTTCATCCGCCAAGTGCCGGTGTCGGCGCTATCGTGCAGGAACCACCGCACCAGCATCTGAGACTGCGAAAGCGCCCCCAGGAACTCGGAATGCGTGCCAAGCTCTGCGTGATCGTTCGGGGCCGGGGTCGCTGTGCAGGCAAGCCGATACGGCGTCCGGGCGAATGTCGAAATCAGCTTCTTGGTCGTCTGCCCGGTGAAGCTCTTAAGGATTGAGCTTTCGTCCAGAATGACCCCGGCGAACTGCGAAGCGTCAAACCGATCCAGCCGATCATAGTTGGTGATATAGACGCGGGGGCCGGAGATTTCCTCGGCCTCGCGGATCGCCTTGGCGTCGATGCCAAACTTGCCCGCCTCGCGCTCATGCTGACCGGCCACCGCCAGCGGAGCCAGCATCAAAACGGGCTTGTTGGTCACCTCGACAATGACGCGGCCCCAATCGAGGGCGCATAGCGACTTTCCGAGGCCAGTATCGAGAAAAAGCGCAGCAGCGCCCGTGCGAAGCGCGAAGTCGGTCGAATGCGCCTGATGCGGGAACATTGCCGCGTTGAGCGCCGGAACGCTGGTCAGTCCGCGCGGTGAGAACGTCACCCGCTTCGCGGCGATAAGGTCGTGATAGGTCGAAAGCGCGCTCAAAACGCATTCCCCGCGCGGTTGTAGTCGCGCCAGAACGCGGACTGGGTTTCGGGTTCAAGGACAGAGACGGGGACCGAATGACGGAGGATCGACGGGACGGACGGATGGTGAGCATCGGTGAGCTGGCAGGCAGAACGATGCTGAGGATCGCGCTCAGGATGGCGCAAATAGAAAGCCGTTCGGTTGTGACGCCGAACGGAGTTGCCGGGGCCGCGAAGGACTGTGGGGCGGACACCCATGGAGGAGACATTGACGGGTGCGAGGTGAAGGCCTCGCTTCGTCCAGATGACGCGACCGCGCGCTTTGGGGAGAGCCATGCCAGCGCAGTTCCCCGCCCGTCGCGAGGTATCCGAATTTGAAAGAACCCCCGTCATTGTCCGTCCCACTTACGGAAGCGGAGCGGGAGGTCGTCAGGCGCATCTCGCGCTTGTTCCGGCTCGACCACAAAGAAACAATCCAGCGGATCGGACTTCTTCGCAGCCTCGCGCCTGCGGGCGTTGATGCGCTTGAGAACAATGGCGATAGCCCAGAGCGGGATGGTCGATAGGGTCACCCAGAAGGTCAGCGTATCGGTGAAATCCCCCCCGGCCACGGCTAGGCGGCCTCGACCGAGTGCATGAAATCCATGGGCGTTACGTCGCCGTCAGTCAGGTCCATGATCCGGCGCATCGTGCCGGGGCGCGGCGTGCGCTCTCCCTTCTCCCAATACCGGACAGCCTCGACCGTCACCCCAAGGGCTGAGGCAAACGCGGCGCGCTGTTCAGGCTTTTTGATGTAGTCGGCCAATCTCATGTCTGATAGTATCCAACAGACGGTTGGCTTTGGCAAGCGGATTTTGTTGCGTGCAGAAAGTGGCGGATTTCCGCACAAACCACGCATGGGAAGACCAACCAAATCCGCCGCCGACCGCCCTCTGTGGTCGAAGCGGCTTGAAGCCGTCCGCACTCTGACGGGCATGGACCAGCGCCAGTTCGCCGAAAGGCTGGGCTTGCAGGCCGAGACTTACCGGCGGTATGAACGGGGCGAGACAGAGCCAAACTTCAAGACTTTGGCGCGCTTGCGGGCGGAAACCGGCGCGTCCCTGGATTTGATCATCACCGGCTACCCGCAAAACGGGCTGGATTTCCTTTCGCCAGAAGCACGAGAGCGCGTGAAGCTCAAACCCTGAGTCGCTAAGTTCCCGCCTCGGAACAGAAAAACGGCCTAAAACTTTTCCAACTTTTTGTTGTTGACTAACGCAACGGTTTGTTGGATATTGCTCCCGTCACCGCGACGAGGAGCCAATGTCCCGCGAACATATCGAAGTCGAATTCACGTTCGAACCTTACGTCGAGGTCGAGGGCCGCAAGTATGTCCTCGCCAGCTATGACGCCCGCGCCGAAGTCGAGGTAATTGACGACGGCGAAGACTGGTCCATCGGCAAGCTGTGGATCGAGGGCGTTGCCTATCAGCGCCCGACCGCAGGCGCCCTCCGTGCGTCCCGCACGCCCAAGTGGTTCCCCTGCCCGGCGCACTACGAAGCGCAGATGCGCGCCGAGGCCGAGCGGATCATGCCGGATCGGATCGTGGAAGCGATTGACTGCGGCGACATTGGCCCCACTGCCCGGCGTGAAGCCCGCGCTGAATATGCCCGTGACTTGGCTCGTGAAGACGCGATGCTGCTGGCGGGGCCTGTGGCGATGGGAGGTGGGTCGTGAGGGCGTTCACCTCTGAAGGCGGCCGCGTGACCGCCCCCAACGTCATCCCCCTCCGCCCCCGCGTGCCATCCCGCCCTCGCGAGATCGAAACCATCGGCTCCACGCTGATCCAGGTTTCCCGCGAAGGGCTGGACGCCAAGGAAGCCC